CGAAAAAAGCATGTCCTTTTATAGAGAGAGAATAGAATATTCCACTATATGGAAAAAATTCGAGCTCTCTTTTATTTTTGCCAAAACTTGAAGGAGAACTGTTATGCCAAGGAGAAAGAACAATCTGATTGGAAATGTTTTAGAACGAAACTTCCAACGTGACCTGATTAAAGAAATTAAGAAACGTTTTAAGGGAAGCATCGTTTGCAAACTTGATGCCAATTATATTCAGGGGATTCCTGATCTGTTAGTTTTATACAAAGATCGTTGGGCAACTCTTGAATGCAAAAGATCTGCTCATGCTACTCACAGACCAAACCAGGATTACTATGTGAAACTCATGAACAAAATGTCTTTCTCCAGATTTATATTCCCAGAGAACAAAGAGAGGATACTACATGAACTGGAACAATCATTCTCGTCTCCAAGGTAGTCATTCGTTTCTTAGCGCATCACAGTATCATTGGTTGAATTATGACAATGAGAAATTGATATCTGTCTACAGAAACAAATTGGCTGTACTTAGAGGAACTGCTTTGCATGAGCTGGCATCTAATCTGATTAAGTTGAAAGTTAAACTGCCTAATACACAGAAGACTTTGAACATGTTCGTAAATGATGCTATTGGTTTTGGAATGCAGTCTGAACAAATATTATATTTTTCAGACAATGCTTTCGGAACTGCTGATGCTATCTACTTTGGAAAACAAAGAGGAACTGACAGATTGATATTACGTGTTCATGATCTCAAGACAGGTGAAATGCCAGCACACATGGAACAGCTTCTTGTGTACGCTGCTTACTTCTGTTTGGAGTATCATGTCCGGCCTGGAGAGATTGACATGGAATGTCGAATCTATCAGAACAATGATATTGTCTATTACAATCCTACTGCTGAAGACATAGGACCTATCATGGATAAGATCATTACGTTCGACAAACTCATTGAAGAACTGAAAGAAAAAGAAGGAGTTGAATAACTATGATATTACCAGATAAGCCTCCTATTGAAGAAATGCTTGAGCATTATGGAGTTGGTCATGAAAGAAGTAATCCTGGATCTGGACGATATCCTTATGGCTCAGGTGAAAACTCATTTCAACATGCACGTGATTTTTATACCAGAGCAAATGCATTAAAAGCAGAGCATCCAACTTATACCGATGCAACCGGTAAATGGGGTCCAGCTGGAAAGACATATGTTGGTGAAACAGCAGTTGCACACATGATGGGACTTTCAAGCACAGATTATAGACTTCAATATACTGCTGCAAAAAACGAAGTTAAGAAAGACGAATATGTTAAGATTCAAGAATTGATGGATCAAGGTTATGGTCCTACAGAAATTGCAAGGAAACTTGGATATTCTAATGAATCGAGTGTTCGATCTATCATGAAAGAGTCCGCTGTCAAGAATAGAGAACTTGCAAGAAACACTGCAGATTTCTTGAAAGAGATCATTGACGAACGAGGAATCATTGATATTGGTCCAGGACAAGAAAACTATCTCGGCATCTCTAGAAAGAAACTAGACGATGCCGTTTTTCTTTTGGAACAAGATGGATATATGACAAATGGTGGTGGTTACAAGAATCCTACAGATTTGTCAGGAAGTCATCAGATCAATCTGAATGTTGTTGGTCCTAAAGACATGGCCAAAAATGATATTTACAATCCAGACAAAATTCATTTCATGACCATGGACGACTACAACAAGTTTAGAGAAGCTAACGGAATCACTACTCTTGAAGACTATAAGATTGAAGAAGATCTTGATAAAGGTTACAAGAGATTTGAATACCCAGCTTCATTAGATTCTAAACGTGTAATGATTAGATATTCTGAAGAAGGTGGCAACGATCGAGACGGTGTTATTGAAATAAGACGAGGGGTTCCGGATCTAGACCTTAAAGGATCAACTTACGCTCAGGTAAGAATCCTTGTAGATGGTGATCACTATCTCAAAGGCATGGCATTATATTCTAATGAGGAAATGCCAGATGGAATCGACGTGATATTTAACACCAACAAACCAAAGGGAACACCAATGATGAAGGTTCTCAAGGAATGTAAAAAAGATACCAACGGAAACGTTGACAAAGACAATCCTTTTGGATCGAACATCAAAGATCAGAAAGAAGGCGGTCAGTATCATTATATTGATAAAGATGGTAATGAAAAGCTTGGACTAATTAACAAAACCAGAGCCGAAGGTGACTGGGCACAATGGCAGGACAAAGTTCCTGCTCAATTTCTTTCTAAGCAGACATTACAATTAGCTCAGCGTCAGTTAAACTTAGCTATTACAGATAAGAGATCTGAGCTTAATGATATTCTTGCATTAGAGAATCCAACTCTTCGTAAGAAGATGCTTGAAACTTTTGCTAACGATTGTGATTCTGCATCTGTGCATTTGCAAGCTGCAGCACTTCCAAGGCAAAAACATCAAGTTATATTACCTATGGAGTCTATGAAGGAAACTGAATGTTATGCTCCTGGATATAAGAATGGTGAAAAAATAGCTCTCATTAGATATCCTCATGGCGGAACATTTGAAATTCCAATTCTAACAGTTAATAATAATCACCCACAAGCTTCGGCATTATTTAAAGATGCAAAAGAAGCAGACTTAGTTGCCATTAATAAAAAAGTTGCTGATCGATTGTCAGGAGCTGACTATGATGGCGATTCAGTTATGGTCATTCCTACAAACAGTAGAGTTAATATTACGTCATCTCGTCCTTTACCAGAGCTTGAAGGTTTTGATACGAAACGAGCTTATGGTACAAGAGAAGTTATCGGTCCAGATAATAAGACACATTATATTAATGCTGCTGGTAAAGAGATCAAACCAATGAGCGAAGAATACAAGCAGAAGCAAATGGGTATTGTTTCCAACTTGATAACTGATATGACCATCAAAGGTGCATCTAGAGAAGACTTGGCGAAAGCAGTTAAACATTCGATGGTTGTAATTGATGCTGCGAAGCACCATTTGGATTACAAGCAAAGCGAAATCGACAATGATATTAAACAGCTTAAGCGTACTTGGCAAGGTCATTATGAAGATGGCCATTACAAAGAAGGCGCTTCTACATTGATATCTAGAGCAAAGAATGAAGTCGATGTAACAAAACGTCAAGGTCAGCCTAGAGTTAACAAGATTGGCAACTACGATTATGATCCAACAAAGCCTGAAGGAGCCTTGATATTTAAAGACTCTGATCAGAAGTACCAGGTTAAGGTAAAGATTCAGGAAACGAATCCCGAAACAGGTAAGGTTAAGTCTAAATGGGTATGGGCTAATGACTCTACACCTAAATCGGACAAAGAAGCTGCTAAGAATAATGATATTTCCAAGGTTCAGGAAAAAATCAAGAACGGTAAATACTTCTATTATATTCCGGGACCAGATGGTAAAGCTAAGAGGGTTACTGTGACCGGAGAGGAAACAAAGATATCCTTAAAGACACAGAAATCAACTCAAATGGCGGAAACATCAGATGCTCGTACATTGATATCTGACAGGAATACTCAGATGGAAAACCTCTATGCTAGTTACGCCAATACAATGAAGGCTATGGCTAACGAAGCCAGGAAGACAGCAATGTATACAAAGGGCATTATATTTAGCCCTAATGCAGCTAAGATCTATTCTAAGGAAGTAGATGAGCTCAAAGCAGCCATTGATATTTCAGAAAAGAATGCACCTAGAGAGAGGCAAGCTATTGTTATGGCGACGTCTAGGATCAACGCAAAGAAGGAGGCGAATCCAGATCTAGCTAAAAACAAAGACTGGGTAAAAAAGATATCTCAAAGGGAACTCACCAGGGCAAGGGACGAGGTGGGGGCCCGGAGGAGGTCTATTGATATTTCACCCCGTCAATGGGAAGCCATTCAAGCTGGTGCTTTTAGAAAGACTACATTAGAGAAAATCTTTGACAAAGCGGATCTTGACAAACTTCGTGAATATGCCACCCCTTCTAGCACTAAAACACTTAGTGATTCAAAGAAGGCCCGTATTCAGTCAATGAAAGCGTCAGGTTATACAAACGCAGAAATTGGTGAAGCTTTAGGCGTATCCGCATCAACTGTTTCAAAGTATTTGAATGACTAGTTGAAAGGAGAAAAAGAAAGATGACAATTGAAGTTAACAACACTGGAAACGTTCAATTAAACTCTAATTCTGACTATTTCATGCATTCAGATACAGATTCAAACGAAAAAGTGCCAACTCGATACAAAGTTGCAATCACAACAGTTGACAATCCTTATGATCCATTTGACGACTTCGATCATTGGTATCAGTTTGACATGCAAGCTGGTTACAATTCTTGTGCTTATTTGGATCGAATTGCAAAAACTTCTGATGCTTTGTCAGATGCAGAAAATGTAGATGAAATAGAGAGGGCAATTGACGAAATCATTAAGTACGATTTTATCAATGTTTACAGAAAAATTAAAAGAAAAGCAAATTAAATATCAAATCAAGACCACTTGAACTGCTACAGGGGAGGGGGTCTTTAAAAAGACACCCCCCTCTATGATCGCGCCGGTCTCGAAAAATTCTCCGGAGGATATTTTTTGCTTATATTTTCAAGGTTTTGGTGGCATTTAAGAGGTATTAAACTATTGGCGTTTGTCTTTCTCCTTTCAAGATTAAAGCACTTTTTATCCTCTATCATCTGGGCGGTTTAATACCTCCTAAATGCTACTAAAACTGATATTAAACAAATAGAAAGGAAGCGGGAAGATGGCTAAAAAGATTGCGGTTAGTACAGAAACTAGGCCGAAACAAAGACCAGCTTCTACAGCAGAAGGTCGTGAAGCTCAGCTTATAGCAATGGCAACGGCTCTTGCTGAGGAACAACTGCGAAATGGAACAGCTTCTTCTCAGGTAATCACACATTTTTTAAAGTTGGGTACTGAAAAGGAGAAGCTGGAGCGTCAAAAGCTTGCTATGGAAACTGAAAAACTAAAAGCCCAGGCAGAAGCTCTTCGTTCTGCAAAGAGAATGGAAGAACTTTACGAAGACGCAATCAAAGCTTTCGGCATTTACAAGGGTGAGATTGATGAAGATGACGAATCTTACTAAGTCTTACTCCGAATTGATCAGATATTCAACTTATGAGGATCGACTAAATTACCTCATGCTTCATGGATCTGTAGGATTCGACACTTTCGGATTTGACAGGTTCCTTAATCAAGCTTTATACCGATCAGAAGAATGGCGTCAGATTAAACACAGGATTATTGTAAGAGATCATGGACGAGACTTAGGAGTCAAGGGTTATGAGATCCCTGAAGGAGTTCATATTTTTGTGCATCACATTAATCCTATTACTGCAGAAGATGTTAAGAACCATAATCCAATTCTTTTGGATCCTGAGAACTTGATTACAACTGTTTTTAAAACTCATCAGATAATCCATTACGGTTTGCCTTTTAATTCAAAGCCAAATTTGTCAATGGATAGATCTGCAAACGACACATGTCCTTGGAGGAAGTAAAATGGCAATCACAGAAAACATGGATCAGAGTATTTTAGATTCCGTTAAGAAGATAATTGGCAACGGTGATCTTGATGACTACTTTGACAAAGATTTATGCTTTGCAATTAACTCTGTGTTAATGCAGGCAAACAGAATGGGCCTTGTCTGCGATGATTTCTCCATTGTGGACAATAGTAAAACATGGAAGGATATTCTGCTTAAAACAGATCAGATCAATCTTCATGCACTAATCTCATGGACAGCACTTAGGGTACGACTATTGTTTGACCCTCCGACTTCTGCAACATTGATGAACTCAATTAAAGAAGAAGCCGCAAGATTGGAATGGTATATTTACACAACTGAGAATTACGTAGGCGAAATTTAGTTGGCTCTTTCCAATACTGCTGTACCGATATACTATGGCCAATTTAGAAATGCTGTCTTGAGAGGAGAGATACCTATTTGTGACACTATTGAAATGGAGATGCACCGGATCGATAGTAATGTTTCAAATCTAGGTATTTATTACGATGATAGAGCGATAGAGGGGTTCATTAAGTTTTGCGAGCGTGAATTAGTTTTAACTAATGGAGGCGATCTAAAACTAATGGACACATTTAAGCTTTGGGCTGAGGAGATATTTGGATGGTATTACTTTGTGGAGAGAAGTATACCTGTTCCTAATCCTAACGGCCATGGAGCAACATACGTAAAGAAATACATAAAGAAACGACTTGTGAATCTTCAGTATTTAATAGTTCCAAGACGAGCTGCAAAGTCTATGTACGCTGCATGCTTGCAAGCTTACGAATTACTGATTAATACAGATTCAACAGGTCAGATAACTGTAGCTCCGACAATGCGACAGGCTGAGGAAGTCATGTCACCGATACGATTGGCTCTGACTAGATCTAGAGGTCCATTCTTAAGAATGATGACTGCTGGTTCTCTTCAGAACACAACCGGAAATCGAGCAGATAGACAGAAGGTAGCATCTACAAAGAAAGGTATACAGAACTTTCTTACTGGGTCTATACTTGAAGTTCGACCTATGAGCATTGACAAACTACAGGGTGGACGAATTAAGCTTGCTACACTTGATGAGTGGCTCTCAGGAGACATTCGAGAGAATCCAATTAACGCAATCCAACAGGGCTGTACCAAGCAACAAGGCGCAATAGATGATCCAAACGATTATCTCATTGTTGCTATCAGTTCTGAAGGTACTGTTCGAAACGGAATTGGTGACACAATCAAAATGGAGCTCCTAAGCATACTCCGTGGAGATTACATCAATCCGCATGTTTCGATCTTTTATTACAAACTGGATTCAATTGATGAAGTAGGCAAACCAGAAATGTGGTTGAAGGCAAACCCGAATCTTGGAAAGACTGTCACATACGAAGACTATCAGCTCGACGTAGAAAAAGCTGAAAAGAATCCAGCAGACAGAAACGAGATTCTTGCTAAAATCTTCAATCTTCCACTTGAAGGCTATACTTACTACTTCAGGTATGAAGAAATACTTCCTCATCCTCGACGAAGTTTCAGAGGAATGCCTTGTGCTTTAGGTGCCGATATGTCCAGGGGTGATGACTTCTGTGCTTTCACTTTCCTGTTCCCTCTCAGAAACGGAACATTCGGAATAAAGGCTCGAAGCTACATTACTTCCTATACATTTCAGAAGCTGCCTTTAGCGTTGCGAGACAAATACGAAACTTTCATTCGAGAAGGAAGTCTGCAAATAATGGAAGGAACTGTACTAGACATGGGAGATGTGTATGAAGATGTAGATCAGCACATTGTCAACATGCAGTACGATGTTCGTTCCTTCGGTTATGACCCATATAATGCAGAAACATTCGTAAATCGCTGGGTTCAAGAGAATGGACCGTTCGGAATTGAGAAAGTAATACAGGGAGCTAAGACAGAAAGTGTTCCTTTAGGCGAATTAAAGAAGTACGCTGAACAACGGGCACTAATCTTTGACGAATCTATCATGGAATTCTGTATGGGCAACTGTATTATTCTCAAAGACACTAATGGGAACAAGAAACTCTACAAGAGAGCCGGCGATGAGAAGATCGATAATGTTGCAGCAATGATGGATGCATACATTTCATGGAAGCTTAACAAAGAAGCATTTGAGTAATTCAAAATGAGTCTATATGTATTCTACAATCCGAATCCTAGAGGCATTAAAGTAGGAGATTGTGTGATTCGTGGACTGACAAAACTATTGCATTTGTCATGGGACGAAGTATACACCGAAATTATGCTTAAAGGATTCGAGATGAAAGATATGCCCTCAGCAAATAATGTATGGGGAGCATATTTAAGATCTAAAGGATTTGCACGGTTTGGAATTTCTAACACTTGTCCTGACTGTTATACGGTAAAGCAGTTCTGTTTAGACAATCCAAACGGTGCTTTTCTTTTAGCAACAGGCGAACATGTTGTAGCTGTAGAAAATGGGCAATACTACGATGCCTGGGATTCAGGTGATGAAGTGCCCATCTATTACTGGAGAAAGGAGTAGTAATGGCGCAATACAACAATAACAGTTATACTTATCCGAATTATTTCAGAAACTACAATCTTGGAAATACAATGCCAACATTTAATTCAACTTCACAGCTAACAATTGTGAATGTAAAAGGCGAAGAAGGCGCAATGAACTATCCTGTAGCAGCAGGAAATACTGTTCTGTTAATGGATTTCGATTCTAATCAGTTTTGGTTAAAGTCCACTGCACAGAATGGTTCACAAATGCCAATGAGATACTTTTCTTTTGTTGAAAATACTCCTAAAGTTGAAACACATGACACAAATAGTCAGTTTGTGACAAAGAAAGAACTTGACGATCTTAAAGCTTATTTGGGAAATCAGTTCCAAGGAATTAAAACTCAACTGAACAATATCAGAAAGCCTGAGAATGGAGGTGACAAATAATGAATCCAATGATTAATAACTTAGGTAAATTTATGCAGAATTTTAATAGTTTTGCTCAGCAATTTAGAAACCAGAATCAAAATGTGAGCCCACAACAGAAAGTGCAGGAGCTTTTGAACTCTGGAAAGATGAGCCAACAGGAGTTTAACCAACTTCGAGAGATCGCTAATCAGATTACTGGTCGAAACTATTAGAAGATATTTAGGAGGAATTTACTAAATGGCACTTACGGATTATGGTAGTGGCTTGTCTGCAGCAGATGTTGCAGCGGTAACCAACGGTGGTGGAAATGGTTTCGGCTTCAATGGAGACGGAGCATGGTGGCTTTTAGTCCTGTTCCTATTCATGATGAATGGAAACACTTTTGGTAACGGCGGTTATGGAGATGGTGGTATGCAAAGAGGTTTTGATCAGCAGTCAGTTATGAACGGAATCAACGGTTTGACTTCCGCAGTATCCTCAGGTTTCGCAAATGCTGAAGTTTCACGTTGCAATGGTAACATGAACGTTCTTCAGTCGCTAAACGGAATCGGATCGAATATTGCAGATCTTAAATACACTGTTGCTACTGAAAACTGTGCAGATCGTAACGAATTGTCAGCAGCTTTGAGAGAAGTAATTGCTTCTAACACAGCTAATACTCAGGCAATTCTTGACAAGATGTGCCAGCAGGAGATCGAAGCTAAGAACGAAACGATTGCTCAGCTTAGAACTCAGTTGAATATGCAGAATCTTGCTGCTTCTCAAAATGCACAGACAGCTCAGATTTTAGCAAACAATGCAGCACAGACTCAGGCCTTAGAGCAGTATCTGAATCCTACACCGATTCCAGCGTATACTGTACCAAATCCAAATTGTTGTAACTCTGGTTGGGGCAATTGCGGCTGCAACTAGGAGGTGGCATATGGCTGAATACAGTGCAAATGCCATTCAAACAGTTTCTCAGGGCGGGGCTGTAGCATTCACGGATGCTCCTGTTCCTTGTACCAGAGGCTTTGTCCGTCATAGAGATGGCTCTGGAAACTTTTTATTAAGTGGATGGTCTCCATATAGATGCTGCTGCTGTGGAAAGCAAGCTGAAGCTTTATATCTGGTAGACTTTGGGGCAAATATTTCTATTCCTGAAGGTGGTACAGTCGGTGAAATTTCTTTAGCTCTGGCTATTGATGGCACAGTAATTCCTGCAAGTGAAATGGTGGTAACACCAACAGCAGTGAATTCGCCATTTAATGTAAGTAGAGCAATTAATGTTCAGATCTGGAATGGATGCTGTGAAAATGTTTCTGTAGTGAATACAAGTTCACAAGCTATTCAGGTTGAAAATGCGAACATTATTTTTACAAGACCAGATCTTGCTGTAACACGATAAGGAGGGAGTATATATGGACGAAACATTAGAAAAGCTTACAAGACTTGTCCAGAAAGAGTTGGATAAGATTGTGGCTAAGGGAGATATTACTCCTGTCGAATTGGACAATGCTACAAAAGCTGTTTGTTTGATCGAAAAGTTAAGGATGATTGAGAATGACGATTTAGGATCATCCTATAACGGAATGTACATGGGATCTTACAGACGAGGAAGAAGCAATACGAATTCTTCATATGGTAACTATGACTATTCTATGGATCATGGTTACAGCGGACATAGTGTTCGAGACAGAATGATCTCTCATCTCGAAAGCACTATGATGGATAACGCGCAAAGCGAGAGCGAAAGAAGGACTATTGAGTCTTTAATCAGTCAGTTAAGTTCCAATAATCGTTAAGGAGGAGTAGAGGAGTGGCCTAATAGCTGCTCCTCTTTTTAATGACTATGAAATATTATTATTCAACAGAACTTAACCACCATGGCATCCTAGGACAGAAGTGGGGTGTAAGAAGATTTCAAAATGAAGACGGTTCTTACACAGCAGAAGGTAAACGGCGTAGAAGAAGTGATTTGGGATCTACAGTATTAAAAACTAGATCACAGTACAAGAATGCCAAAAAAGATTACAAAGAAGCCAAGAGCAGGGCAACCGGAATAGGCAAAGCAGTAAGATCCTTGACAGAAAAAGGAAGAACTGAGAATGCTAAAAGAGCAGAAGCTTTGAAAAGAGCTTCGTCCAACTTGTCAAAGTCAGAATCAGACTATAAGCAAGCAAAAAAAGATTATTTAAATTCAGATGAATTTAGAGAAAAAGCTGAAAAATTTGCAAAAATTGCAGCTGCGACTGCCGCTGTAGGTTTAACTGCATACGCTATTTCTAAAAACAAAGAGAAAACTGTAGAAATCTTAAAAAATGTTGGAGATAAATCAGCTAAAGCTTTAAGCGCTTCTGCTGAGAGAGTTGGAAACGCAATGATAGACGCTGCATTAATGTCTGTCGGTGGAATCGCCATTTCCAAATTAGCTGAAAAACTTCCAACAGATGATAGCGTTGATGAATCGACTAGGAACAAAAACAAAGTTATTCTTGACACTGCTACTGCCGGCATTAAAGCAGCTACTAATGCTAATGGCTCTTCAAATAAGTCTAATTCTAATGAAGGAAACGTTGGAAAAGACGTTTCTGACAAACTCGGTGCACCTTCAAAGAAAGGTCTTGACAGACAAAGTTCTGAGTATCAAGGCTTGTTTAAAGACAACAGTGGAAATCAGAGGCCTTCTGATGTGAGAGCTGTTATTAAGAGCCTTGCTTCGGCTGGTTATGATATAGATCAGTTAAAGGCATATGTTCGTGGTATTGATGATGGTTCAATTAAACATTCTTTGTTAGATGTAGGCTATTTCGCAGTGTTTTCCATTTTGGAGGATCATAGAATATGAGATATGAATATTCTAACGAATTAAGCCATCATGGAATTCTAAAACAAAAATGGGGTGTCCGAAATGGACCACCATATCCATTAAGCGGTGGCGATTACTCAAGAAGCGAAAAAAAAGCAATTTATAAAGCTAGAAGAAATAAAAATAGTATCTACAACAAAAAACATTTCGATAGAGTTTTAGAAAAGGGGTCTAAGATTAATACATTGTCTTATGACGCTAATAGAACAAAGAATGTCGATATGTTTTATGCAACGCATACAAAGTCAGATCTTAACCAATATAATGCTCTTTTTAACAAAAAAGTTCCTCAAGAAATGTTTGATAAGAATGGAAATTCAATTGGTACAGGATATTGCTATAAATATCGAATTAGCAATGAACTAAAGAATAATGTAAAAGTTGCGTCAGAAGACTCTGGATCAAATGTATTTAAGAACTTGTATGAAAAAGATCGTGATTTTTATAACTTTGTTACTGATCCTGACAGAATGCAAAAACATTTTGTAGACGATAAGTACAAATTTAAAGGTTATAAAGAAAGTCGTGCTGTTCTTGAAAAAATGAAACAGCCAGGATACAAGCCTACTGAAAAAGATATTGATACTATATATCGAATGTTTAACTATGTCATTCCTTCTATGGGGACAAATTCTAGAGAAGCAAATGATGTTGCTAAACAAAGAGCAAAATTCTTTTCAGAATTAAAAAAAGAAGGCTATGGTGCTGTTCTAGATACAAATGATGCTATTTATGGTGCATTTCATGCTAACGACCCGATTATTGTTTTCGATATGGACAATATATGCAATTATTATGCAAAACGTGTAAATCAATCAGAGAAAACACTTGCAACGTTGTCCTTTATTGGCAAAAAAACTCTTGGAATTAGATAGGTGAGTGATAAGTTTATGGCATACTACAAAAACGAACTTTACCATCACGGAATAAAGGGTCAGAAATGGGGCGTTAGGAGATTTGAAAATTCTGATGGATCTTTAACTGAAGAAGGCAAAAATCGATATAGAAAACACCAAACTGATTCAACTACAACTAAATCACAGAATTTAGATCGTAAAGATAAAGTTAAAAAAGCAATTAAAATTGGTGCTACTGTAGCAGCTGCTGCTTTAGTGACATATGGCGCTTATAAAGTTATAGGCGGTAAAGTTGCGGGTATGGACTCGCAAAAATATTACGATCGCGGAATAAAAGAATTGCAAAGTTCTAAATTTATGGGCACTCTATCTTTACGATATGAGGACATTAATCAGTATTTCGCGAATTCAAATCGTGGAAATGACGTATCAAAAGCTTTAAAATATATGGACAAAAGTTACGCTGCTAAAAGCGCTTCTAGAGAACTTAGGTCTAAAGGAAGCTTTGATATGGGGCTCACTAAAGCAATCGTTGCACAGAGAAAAAAACGTTAAACTATTCGCTTCTTTTTCATAGTCTCTTATGAAGAAAGGAGATTCCTATGGCTAAGAAAGTTAAAGTAAAAATAGTTAACGCTGACTGGGAAATTAGGAAATTCAAAATAAAAAAAGAACTTAGTAAAATTCCAGAAGTGAGTAGAAACGGTTTAAAATTCTGTGCAAAAGCGTTCTTTTCAGGAGCAGGTTTTGCAGCAGTATTTATACTGAGGAGCAAACTTCGAGACTTCTAAGTCTCTTTTTTTTCTTAATAGGAGATATTTATGTCAACATATTACTACTATAGTGATACGTTATATCATCATGGCGTTAAAGGTCAGAAATGGGGTTTAAGGAGATACCAGAACGAAGATGGTTCTTTAACTTCTGAAGGCCGACAGCATTATGGATATGGCGAAGCAAGAGCAAATATGCGAGCTGCAAAAGCGCAATACAAAGCTGATCAGAAAGCTTATGGCAAAGCGTTTAATCGAGCCACAGGCGCCGGTCAGTATATCAGAGGCTTAACTAAAAAAGGCCGAGAAGAAAACGAACGTAGATATTCGGAACTTGTAAAAACCGCCAATAAAGCTTCTGAATCTGAAGCTGCTTATAAACAGGCAAAGAAAGAATACAAGAATTCAGACGAATACAAAGCTCGTCAAGAAAAGATGAAAAAAGCAGCAATCGCTGGAGCGGCTGTTGTGGCAACAGCATTGGCTGCGTATGGAGCATATAAAATTTATAGCAATAATAAAAAAATAAATGATGCTAAAAAAGTAGGTGAAGAGTATTACGGAAGATTAAAAAGTAAAGCTTCTGACATGACATGGACTGCGATGCATTATGGATCTGGTGAAGAATATGCTAAAGCTCGAGATAATTGGAAAGGTACACAATCTCAACTTACAAAGTACAGAAAACTAAGTTCTTTGTCTATGAAAGATGCAAATAAACGTAATTCCGATAAAAGAAAATCAGAGTCATTAGCAAAAACATCAGATTTTCAGTTTAATTTAGCGAAGAGATATGATGATGTCAAATCAAAATATTCTGGCGGTTATGGCAGACCGAATGGAGAAGGTGCATATAGACTTAGTCAATTCCAGAAATACAATAGTAAAGCAAATGAATACTTTGCTAAAGCAAATGCCAATAGTGGAAAAGCATTCTACTATAGTGAGCGAAGTAAACGGAAACGTAGATAATCTAGGAGGTAAATCCGATGCCAACATTCGGAGATAGGCTTCTCCATGCGTGGAATGCCTTCATGAATAGGGATCCGACTCCTAGGCGTGACTGGGGCGAGAGTACCTATTATAATCCAACCATTATTAGACCAATTCGAGGAAATGAACGGAGCATAGTACAATCCATTTACACTCGTTTGTCAATGGACGTTGCAGCTATCTCAATGAAACACGTAAGAATTGACGAAAATGGTGGATATATTGAAGATGTTGACTCGTATTTGAACGAATGTCTCACAGTTGAAGCAAACAAAGATCAAACCGCACGAGCATTTATGCAGAATGTGGTTATGCAAATGCTTGAAGAAGGCTGTGTTGCAGTTGTTCCGGTAGATACTACAGAGAATCCAAACTTAACAGGCAGTTATGACATTAAGACAATGCGAACTGCACAGGTTTTGGAGTGGTCTCCGGACGCAATTAGGATACGAGTTTACAACGACCGCGTCGGAAAGTTTGAAGAACTTTGGGTTCCGAAGCGAAACGCTGCCATAATTCAAAATCCGTTCTATACAATCATGAACGAACCGAACTCTACTTTACAGAGATTGATTCGCAAGCTAAGTTTGTTGGATGGAGTTGATGAACAGAGCAGCTCAGGCAAGTTAGATTTAATTATTCAGCTGCCTTATGTAATTAAGTCAGAATCTAGGAGAGTTCAGGCTGAGCAAAGACGTAAGGAAATCGAGATGCAACTCGAAGGATCCAAATACGGCATTGCTTACACTGATGGTACTGAAAAGATTGTTCAGTTAAACCGATCAATTGAGAACAACTTACTTAAATCGATCGAGTATTTAACTTCTCAGGTCTATTCACAGCTTGGAATTACTGATGAGATCCTCAACGGTAAAGCTGACGAACAGACTATGACAAACTATTACAATCAGACAATCGAGCCTTTGATCTCTGCTATTAGAGATGAGTATTACAGAAAGTTCTTAACAAAAACAGCCAGATCACAAATGCAATCTATCAAGTTCTTTAGAGAACCGTTCAAGCTTGTTCCTGTATCTGCCATTGCTGAAATCGCTGACAAGTTCACTCGTAACGAGATTATGTCACCGAATGAAGTTAGACAGATCGTTGGCCTGAAACCGGATGCAGATCCTGAATCAGACAAACTCAGAAACAGAAACTTGAACAAATCTAACGAGCAAATTGCAGAAGATCTGGGCCAGCAGAATCAGGATGTACCAGAGGAAATCCCTGATGATGCTTCTATTGCGTAGATTCGAAGGAGAAATCAAAATGGACAAAAATTACGATTTTTCTGGATGGGCTACTAGAAACGATTTGAAGTGCGCAGACGGCAGAACCATTCGAGCGAATGCTTTTGCTGATCAGGACGGTAAAGTCGTACCTCTTGTATGGAACCATAATCACGGTAGTCTTGATGAAGTCATTGGGCACGCTCTTTTAGAGAACAGACCCGAAGGAGTTTACACATATGGCTACTTCAACGACACTGAAAAAGGCAGAAATGCCAAGCTTATGGTTCAGCATGGTGACCTTACTTCCTTATCTATCTGTGCAAACAAGTTGAAACAGAACGGCGGTAATGTCTTACATGGCATTATTCGTGAGGTAAGTTTGGTTCTAGCAGGTGCTAATCCAGGCGCTTACATCGATACCGTAATGGCTCATGCCGACGGAACTGACGAAGAAGCGATCATTTACACAGGTGACTATCTTGTACATTCAGATGAAGTAGAAGAGAACGAAGAAGAAACTGAAGACGTAGAAGAAACAACTGTGTCTGAAAACAGTGAAGATACTGTAGAACATGCCGCTGGCGATGATGGCATGAAGGCTGAACTCGCAGCGAAACAACCAAAAGAAGGAGATCAAAAAATGCCAGAAAAAGAAAAGACTGTTCAGGATGTTATTGACTCTATGACTGAAGAACAGAAGAACGTCATGTACGCATTAGTCGGCATGGCTGCAGAAGATAAAGGGTCAAAAGATGAAGGAGACGATGAAGAAATGGATCACAATTTATTCTCTAACGGTGGTGACGACGAAATGCTGATGCATGCTGAGATCGATGCTGCTGTTGCTGATGCAAAGAAATTTGGTTCTATGAAAGAAGCTTTCTTAGAACATGGTATCACCGATGTTGAGTATCTTTTCCCGGATGCTAAGAATGTAACTGACAAACCGACTTGGATCAAGAGAGACACTGACTGGGTTCAGCAGATCATGAGCGCTGTTCACCACACACCGTTCTCAAGGATCAAGTCTATGCATGCAGATCTGACTGAAGACGAAGCTCGTGCAAGAGGTTACATTAAAGGCCATATTAAGAAGGAAGAAGTCTTCAAGCTCTTAAAGAGAACGACGACTCCGACGACTGTTTATAAGAAACAGAAGATGGATCGTGATGATGTGATCGATATTACAGACTTCGACGTTGTTGCATGGCTGAAGTCTGAAATGAGAATGATGCTGGATGAGGAACTTGCTCGTGCATTCGTATTTGGTGATGGCAGAGATGGTTCTTCTGATGAGCACATCAATGAACTCAACATTCGTCCAATCATTTCCGATGAAAAGCTTTATACGAAGCATTACACTGTCGCTGCTGGTGCAGACACTGATGAAACTACCAAGAATGTAATCAAGGCGATCATCAAGAATCGTAAAGACTATAAGGGATCTGCTAAACCGGTTGCCATCATGGGTGCTGACTTCTTGTCTGACTGCTTACTGCTCGAAGATGGTTTCTCTCATGCATTATACGAAGATGAAGAGAAGCTTGCTAAGAAGCTCAGAGTCACGAAGATTATCGAAGTCCCTGATGAGATCACTCCGGAAGGCTTCTATTGCATGATCGTTAACCTCGGTGACTATAATGTCGGTGCTGATAAGGGTGGAGCAGTTAATATGTTCGATGACTTTGACATTGACTACAACGCTCAGAAGTATTTGATCGAAACTCGTTGCTCTGGTGCTCTTGTAACACCGTTCGCAGCACAGGTCTTCAAAGCAGCTGACTCTATCCCTCAGGCTGAAGACTCTGAATTTATTGCAGACTAGTCTTTATGGCTAAATGGTATGGAAAAGTAGGCTTTGCTGAAACACTTGAAACTGATCTTGATGAATGGACAGAAACGATAATTGAGAGACCTTATCCTGGTGATATTCTCTCAATTTCAAGGTCTATGCAGACTGGAAATGAAATTAATAATGACATTACAATCAGCAATAAGATCAGTTTCATTACTGATCCATACGCAAGACAGAACTTTCACAACATAAGATATGTGACTTATATGGGTAATAAATGGCGTGTTACAAACATTAACGTCGAATACCCAAGACTCACATTAACACTTGGAGGAATTTGGACAGATGAGAAGTAGAAAAGAACTATCTCCGATTCTGCATTCCATAATGTCCTCCAAGTTTAGTAAATACGGTGTTTACTGGCAAAAGCCGAATAACACTAAAACGGTCTATCCGTGTATCATATACGGCATGGCCACTATTAACACCAATCATGCAGACAATACTGCTTATAGAAACATGCGTCTGTATACTATTACACTGATTGGTAAAGAATCTGATAACGACAATGTGGTTGAGCAGATATTGGCACTTCCATACTGCTCCTTCGATCGTCGTTTTATTAATGACAATCTTTACCATGATGTGTTCAACTTATATTTTTAATGGAGGAAATTAATAATGCCTGAAAGAATTGTTTGGGATCAGGTCGGTCAGAAAATTTACGAGACCGGCATTGACCAGGGTGTTTTGTACATCCCTGATGCGCAAGGAGCATATTCTACTGGTGTTGCTTGGAATGGTCTCTTAGGTTTCGATGAGAACCCATCCGGTGCTGAAGCAACCAAACTTTGGGCTGATAACATTAACTATGCAACAATGTTCTCAGCAGAAGAGTATGGCGGCACTATTAGAGCTTACACATATCCTGATGAGTTTGAACAGTGCGATGGTTCTGCTGAACTTATTACTGGCGCTTCTGTTCGTCAGCAGGAAAGAAAAGTCTTTGGTTTCTGCTACAGAACTAAAGTTGGTAATGATATTGCTGGTGATGACTTCGGTTATAAGCTTCACCTTGTTTACGGTTGTAAGGCTTCTCCTTCAGCTCAGACTCATGACACAGTCAATGACTCTCCTGCAGCTGTTGAATTCTCTTGGGAAGTATCTTGCACACCTGTTCCTGTAACTAACTTAAAACCTACTTGTGTTGTCGAAATTGACTCCACTAAGTTCACGGAAAGCACTAAAGCTAAGTTAACGGGTTTGGAAGATATTCTTTACGGTAGCACAACTGCTGCTGCAAGACTTCCGTTACCTAACGAGATCAAGACTTTATTGGCTTAATCAAAATACAAGGCCTCTGAAATACGGGGCCTTTTCTTTTTAGAAAGGAGAAAAAGATGTTAAAAAAAACTATTAAATATGTCGATTACGATGGAAACGAAAGAACTGAAGATTGCTACTTTAATTTCAACGAGGCAGAATTAGCAGAATTAAGAGCTTCAAGAAGTGGCGGGCTTGAGAAAATGCTCGAAAGAATCGTTCAGGAGCAAGATGCTCAGGCCATTATCGCTATGGTTAAAGAAATTATGCTTAAAGCATATGGCGAGAAATCCGACGATGGAAGAGTTTTCCTGAAATCTCCAGAGATCTCTCACAGATTCTCATGCACAGAAGCATACAACGTTCTGTTCATGGAAATTTGCAGTAGTCCTGAAGCAGCTTCGAATTTCTTCAATGCTTTACTGCCAGCTAAGATCCAGAAGGCTATTGCGGAAGAAGAAGCTAAGCAGAAAGCTGCAGCTAATGCTCAGAATTAAAATTCCTAGCCGAGAACAATACGACGAATCAACTAATCAGTTCTTTTACTATCCAGAACGTGATATAGATTTGCAGTTGGAGCATTCATTACTGTCAATTTCAAAATGGGAATCAAAATGGCATAAACCTTTTCTCGGTTCCAAGACTGCTTTGTCTTATGAGGAACTCTTAGATTACATAAGGTGTATGACCTTAAACACAGTTAGTGATCCTAAAATCTATTTTGCACTAACTCCTGAGAATATTAATGAAATTTCTGAATACATTTCAGATCCAATGACTGCTACAACTTTTAGAGACGATAATACTAGGAAAAACAAAGAGATCATAACCAGCGAAATAATCTACTATTGGATGGTCTCTTACCAAATTCCTTTTGAATGCCAGAAATGGCATTTGAATCGTTTGATTACGTTAATTAGGGTGTGTTCTGAAAAGAATGCTCCTAAGAAAAAGATGAAAACAAGCGACATTATCTCTCGAAATAGAGCTTTAAACAAAGCAAGAAGACAGCAATTACATTCGAGAGGTTAATCCAAATGATAGAAGTTACTGTCAAAGGCGATTTTAAGAAAACAAAAAGTTTCTTACAGAGATGCCTCAATATATTTAGACTTGGTATTCTCGACAAATATGGCCGATTAGGTATCGATGCGTTGAAAGCAGCTACTCCGGTAGACACTGGAGTAACTGCCAACGCTTGGTATTACAGAATCGTGCATAACAGCAGGGGTGTTGCCATTCAATGGTGCAACTCCTCTAAAAACGAAGGTATTCCTATCGTTATTCTTTTACAATACGGACACGGATTTCAAAATGGAGGATACTATGAAGGCTTAGACTTCATAAATCCTGCAATGAAACCGATATTTGACGATCTTGCTGAACAAGCATGGAAGGAGTTGACTAATGAGTCGAAGCATTGATGAACGAATAGTTCAAATGACATTCAAGAACGAAGAGTTTGAACGTAGAGCTAAGACTACAATCTCAACTCTTGGTAAATTAGACACATCATTAAATCCAGCAAAGTTCGCAAAAAACCTGTCTGGAATGCAGGCAGCGTCTGAAAGGTTGGATTTAACTAATATAGCTGCAGGCCTTGAAAAAGTTAATCAAGGTTTTAGCATTATGGAGCAAATCGCAATAGGTGTCTTTCGAAATATAGGCAACCAAATTTCAGGATTTGTATCTAACAAAATACGAGGCTTCTGGACATCCCTAACTCAAATGTCTGACTTACAGATGTTTGACGTTGGTTACAAAAAGTACAACGACCTGACAGCCTCTGTTCAAACATTAGTAAACTCAACTGGTAAATCTGTAGATGAAATTGACACATATTTGGATCGATTAATGTGGTACTCAGATGAAACTTCATTCGGTTTCACTGATATGACAAAAGCATTAGGCACAATGGTGTCTGCAGGCGGTGATATCGATAAGCTTATCCCAATGTTAATGGGTATTGGTAACGCCACCGCTTATGCTGGTAAAGGTGCTCAAGAATTTACCAGGGTAATTTATAACTTAAACCAGTCTTACTCAAGTGGTGCTTTAAACACTATGGACTGGCGATCAATTGAACTTGCAGGCGTTGATTCCAAAGTTCTTAAAGAGCAGTTAATCGCTGTTGGTAAAGAATTGGGAACAATCAAAAAGAAGTCTGCAGGTCTATCTGATTTCAAACAGCTTCTTTCAGATAAAGTATTTACCAGAGAAGTCATGGAGAAAGCATTTACAAACTTTGCTGCTATGACTGAAGAAGCTGAGAAACTTGTAAAATCCGGAGAATACCAAACTGCTGCAGATGCAATTGAGGCACTTTCCGGTCGATTCGATGAATTTGCAGAACGAGCATTCAAATCAGCACAGGAAGCAAAGTCATTCCGAGAAGCGATTGAAGCTACTCAGGATGCTGTTTCATCTGGTTGGATGCAGACATTTAAGCTGATATTTGGTAACTATGAGCAATCAAAAGCTCTATGGACCGATGTAACAAACACCTTCTGGGATCTGTTTGCATCAGGTGCAGAAAAGCGAAATGCCATGTTCAAAGAATGGAAATCCATTTGGCAGGACACTGATAAAGCTGTCCAATATTTTGGAAAACCATTTGAAAAAGGCGGAAATTTAACTCAAACGCAAGCATTGATAAATGATTTATCAGATGCAATCTTAAATTTCAGAGAAATGCTTTCTGTGCTAGCGAATGAAACTATTGATTTCCCAACAATTGAAGCTGTTGCTTTAGCATTATTTAATGCTGTTGAAAAGGTACGAGGCGCAATACGAGGATTCATAGATGATTTGAACGCTCCTCCAATTGAAAGATCTGGTTTGCTTCGGGCATTTCAATCTCTATACGATGCAGTTTTAATGACAGTAAAACTGTTCGTCACTGTTGGAAAAGAAATTTATTCTTCTTTTATTAAACCACTCGCTTCATTATTAAAACCAATTCTAGAAGATATTTTTATAATATTTGAAGATATTAATGAAGTTGTGTATAAAGGCGAGTCTGGGATAATTAAGAATCTTTCTCCAATACAAAAGTTTTTAAAAGGAATTTTAGATATTCTTACTCCAATAATTAATGGCGTTGGAGGAGTAATTCATTGGATCAGAGAGCTTGCAGATTCCATACGCAATGATTCATTTAAGAACGGTATTCATATATTTGACGGACTTGCTAAATCTATTGTAGATTTTACAAGTTTTGTTGCTGGTGCATTAAATGGATCAATACCAGTTCTTCAAACACTAGGCGATTGGCTGAAGAACATATTTGGTAAAGTACAGGAATCCATTACTAATTTCTTATCAGGTAATGGTTCAAATATTTCAAAGTTAGCTGAAGGTGGAGTCCTTGGAATGTTCGGTATAGGGCTTGCCAAGCTAATCAAGTTATTAGGAACATTAGGAACTAAAATTAATGAAATCGATTTTATGGACCTAGGCAAAAACTTCAGCAGATATTTTACTGGAGGCCTCGGAAAAGGTATCAGTGATGGTATCACAAACATATTCGATTCATTGAAGAATGGTCTTGGTGGATTAATCGGTGGTGGTAAGACTGCTATTGATGGATTAGCACTAAAAGGTATTGCTGATGCAATCATGGAATTAGCATTAGCATTACTTGTCCTGTCTTTAGTTGATGGCACTAAAATTGCAACCAGTTTAGGCGGTTTAGCGGCTGCTTTGGGTGGTATAGTGTATGTTATCACTCAGCTGAACAAGATGCAGTTCGCAAACAATTACACAGGAAATGGAAAGAAAGGTCTTTCTGGTTTCTTTAGTAATATTAGTGCTTCATTCAAGAATCTTACACAGCCTAATGATTTTAAGACTGCTATAAAGGCAGTTAAGGATTTAGCTTTTGTCATTCTTGAATTGTCCGTAGCATTAAAGATATTATCTACAATCAATCTTGACCAAATGGCGATAGCGGTAGCAGGTCTCGGTGTAGTTCTTCTTGAATTAGGGATATTTATTAAATCTTTAGGTAAGTCATCTAATGGAATGGATGGCAAAAATGTTAAATCAACAGGCAAAATGCTTAGTAAACTTGGCTTTGCATTGATTGAAATAGCAGCTGCTTTAAAGATTATGGCATCCATGAACTGGGGCGAACTTGCTGTAGGCATTGTTGGAATGGGCGCTGTATTAACAGAATTAGGTATATTTATTAAATCCATTTCTGCAATTGGCGGAGGAAAAGCATTCTTTACATTAACTGCTTTAGGTCCGGCAATGATTGGTATTGGCCTATCGTTGATCGAAATAGCTGCAGCTATGAAGATATTGTCAACAATGGACATTACTGGAAGTAATACAGCGATTGTTGCATTGTTTGCAGCTCTTGGAACTATCGGCATATTTGTAGCTGCACTTTCTAAACTAACAATGGGTGGCTTAGGAGTTATAGGTGTTGCAACCGGATTGCTGATATTATCGGCTGCCATTGGAAATTTAAGCTTGGCGTTAATAACTCTATCTGCAATTGGATGGAACCAAATTAAAGACGGTTTGAAGATATTTGCAGCTATGTTAGGAATTTTAGGAGGCGCAGGAGCAATTCTTGGTGTAATTTCACCTCTGTTATTACTCGGCGCAGCAGCATTAGCAGCTTTTGGTGGAGCATTATACGTTGTATCTGCTGCTATGCTTAATGCTGTAAATGCATTCTTAACATTCAAGTTAATCGGTGGAGATATGGTCTCCACCATGATTGATATTATGACTGATGCTTTTGCAGCTATTATAGGACTGATTCCGTCATTTGTACTAGGAATAGTCCAAGCCATTATTGGATGTGCTGGACAGCTGCTAAACATGGTGTCACAGCTTATTCAAATGGTTGTAGGATTCATTACTGATAATTTAGGAACAGTTGTTAACTCAATTATTAACTTTGCTACAACTGTATTACAGACACTTATTCCTGGTGTGACTTCATTAATGCCTCTTTTATTCGATCTAGTCATGGCTTTTCTTAACGGATTGAATGACGGATTGATTGCCAATATGGACACTTTAGTTGAAAACTTATTCAACTTACTTGTCACTGCGATCCATAGTTTAGCAAATGTTGTTCGTAGCGGTGGTGAATTAGGAGCAGCTTTAATGGATCTTGCTTCTGGCTTACTTGAAGGGCTCTTTGGCGCATTAGGAAGTGTGTTCTCAGGTATAGGCAAAATTGGTGGCGGTATTGTAGATGGCTTTAAAGGCCTTTGGGATAGCTTATTCTCCTCTGGCAATGAAACAGGTGCTTCTTTACCTGAAGAGATGGCTTCTGGTATTGAAGAAAACGCACAAACTGCAGTAAACGCTGCTGATAAATTAGGATCTGATACTGCTGAGGCAATGGAAAACTCCGATAAAGCATTGGCAGCAGCTAAAGATACTGTACAAGGTTTCACAGGTTTCTTAACATCCGGTACAGCACAAGGTTGGATGAGCGCTGGCTTTAGCAGCTTAGGTACTGTTGGTATCAATGAAATGAAGAAAGTACTTGGCATCGCTTCTCCATCAAAAGTTATGGCAGAGCAAGGTGCATTTACTGTTTTAGGTTTCGTAAATGGTATTTATGACAACTTGAAATTCGTTGATGAGGCTGGCGTTGATACTGCCAACATTATGCTTGATGCAATTAAGATGGCAACTGATGCAGCTAATAGTGCATTAGATGGAAATCTTAATCCTGTAATCACTCCGGTACTGGATCTAACTGATGTGGAGCAGAATTCTAAGTCAATTTCGTCATTGTTAGACTCAAATGCGTCTTACAATGCTGCTCTTGGAATTCAGCCAAATAGATTTGCTTTTGGAAATCAAAATGGACTGAATAATCCACTTAATGTTAATGTCAGTTTCACAATTAATGAAGCTGGTAAAGAGCTTACTGAAGAAGATTTCACTAAATTTGGTAAGCAGATTTCAAATATTGTTAACGAAGAACTTGGAGGATGGATCTAATGGTCCATCCTTCTTTCATGAAAGGAGCTAAACCATTATGGCTAGAGTAGGTGAGATATATTGGGGGACAAGAGTAACAGGAAGTGGAACAAGTGCTGTCTGTACTTTGTTCTTATCCGGTGAGTATCATCAATACGCTACAAACCGTTGGGATCAAACTCCATTCCAAGGAAAATCAGGAATTATGCTTCCTCCTTGGTATTATGCTTCTACTAATGGTATTGTTACTGATGGAAATATTTCAACATATTCAGTTTCAATTCTTCAGGATGTTACTCCTATTTTCACAGATGGTTTCTTTGGTTATATTGAGTGCTCTAATAGTGGGGAAAGTGTTGGAACTGGAACACTTTTCTGTAGCAACATAAATGGTGCCGAGAGATTTCATATAACTTACAATTGTGAATCTCTACATGGAATGTTTAGGGGTGCAAGGTTTACTAGATCACTAAGTGAAATATTCAATTTTGCAAAGTTTGATACATCTAATGTCACTCGTATGGACTATATGTTTGATCACGTTAGTTCTACAGGTTTTACTGATCTAGATTTGTCTTCTTTTGATACTAAAAAAGTAAGTAATATGTGGGCTATGTTCTACGAATGTATTTCTTTGCAGACTATAGACATATCGTCCTTTACAATTGAAAGTTTAGAGCATGCAACATCAATGTTTAATGGATGTTCAAATTTGAGGACTATTTACGTACAACCAGATGCTAACTGGAGCACATCAACTAAATTGATTAATTCGACCGGAATGTTCACTGGTTGCACAGCTCTAGTTGGTGGAAATGGAACGGCACATGGAACTTCTACTACAGCAAATCAAAATGACAAAACCAGAGCCAGAATGGATAAAGTTGGACAGGCAGGATATTTTACACTTGCAAGAAGAACTATCGCAGTCAGTTCCACACAGGGATCCGGATCTGGAACTTACAGTGGTGCTGGTGAGTATGACTATGGGACTGTTGTAACTTTTTCCGCGAAACCTAATAATGGGTCATACATGCACAGTATAAAACGGACAACCAATCTCGGTACGGAAGAGCTGCTTACTGCTGATACGCTAACTGGAAGATCATTCACTTTTGCATTAACAAAAAATACTGCGTATGAACTGGTATTTGAAACACGTCCATCTGTTACCTTGACTGTTGAGCAGGAAGACACTGACTACACAATTCAGGGAACAGGAACATACTTATATTTAGACACACCAACATTAATTGCAGATCTTAATGCTGCGCCAATTTCATTCTTAGGATGGTATAAAGGTGAAGAACGGCTTTCAAATAAGAATCCTTATTCTTTTGTAATGCCTAATGAGAATCTGACTTTGATTGCTAAGTTTGGTGATACTCCATTTGAAGATGAACTTGTTCGACAATTCATTCTCACAAACAGAGATGGAGAGGTCTATAAGCTAACAAGCAGAGACTCCAATATATTCTTGAATGAACCAAGAGGACTTGGGTATGAGAAAGATATTTCATCTATCCGTCTTGGCAACGCTGCAATTGTGTTAGATAAGGTATTTAAACTGCCGAATCCATCAGGAGCAATAGTGATCCATAGTTCTCCACTCGAAGATATATATGGTGATTTCGATCGATTCATTCAGTTCTCAGTAAAGAGTCCTATTACTTTATGGTATAAGATTCCACTATCCACTGAAGACAAAGAATTGATGGCTGATATTTACCATTTGCCAGTAGAAATAGTTTCTTTGGATAAATCAGAAGTTGACGAGAATGGCTCACTTAATTCGTCAATTAACTTCCAGGGTATCGGATTCTGGAAGCACAGTCAGTCAATTTCTGAAGTAACGTCTTCAGATATTACTGTGTACAATGGCGGAGACTTAGATGCTGGAATTGACTTTACAATGTCTAAAGGCAACGGAACAGCTTTCTCAAATCCAAAAATTACATTATCATCCGGTGATGAAGCCTACGGTATTTGTGCTCTTGAAGGAACATTTACCAAAATACGACTCAACAGCCGAGATGGGGAACAAGCACTTGAGTTATGGAATAACGGAACGCTTCTAGAAAACCCGTTCTCTTATTTGAACTTCAGTGAATCAGACGGTGTGAAAACATTCCCTTATCCAAAGCTTAAAAACGGAACATATTCTAAGATTTCTATTTCTTATGATGGAATTGGACAAGAAAGTCAGAACATTATCGTTATTTACGACGAGGAGTATGTAAGTGTTTAGGGCAATAATTAAGAAGAGAACAGATCTTCAAGGTCCTCAGATTGCTGATATTCCAGTTCTTGAAGGAAGCGTTAGTGAGGACAAGACTCAGAAAGCTAAATCAGACTTTACTGTCATTAATGTTCCGGACACGGTTCAAAATGGTGATATTCTAGGACTTTACGACGAAACAGGTAAGTTCTACTACTGGGGTGTTATTACATCAAAAGGCGAAGATCAGGTTACAAAGAA